TGCCGTGAATTCTACAGACACTAGCACGGTTAAAAAGTCGGTTATCATATATGCATGTATAGGTAACACCGATGTTTGGCCAGACGAGCCAGCTCCAAGTTTCCCTCCATTAAACGACCAACATAAAGACTATGAAGTCAAAAGAGATTTCATTGGAGCAAGAAAGGTTGACACGGGGAGCTATTCGCATGTGACGTTGCGGTATGATTGGATTTCGGGTACTGTTTATTCGATGTATAAAGACACGACCACAGATATATTCGATCCAAATAAACCAACATTTTATGTTATCACAAGCCAACTAAACGTCTATAAATGTCTTAATAATAATAACGCTGTTGCGTCGACGATCAAACCTACAGGGTTTTCTACGTTGCCATTCACAACATCAGACGGATATGTGTGGAAATACTTATACACTGTTTCGCTGGGCGATTATGATAAATTTATGACTGTGACGCATATCCCTGTAAAAACTATAGCTGCTTCTGATACATCAACTGAGTCTGATAGACTTCTTGCGGTACAAAATGCTGCTGTGTCTGGGGCTATCCAAGTCATTGTGCCGAATACAAGCGGCGTTGATTATTCGCAGGTGCTAGATGCTGCGGTTGCTACTGCAACATCTACGTCATTGACCGTTTCTTCAGCATCAGATATCGCTATATCATCTGAATCTGATGTGTATAACGGATCTAGCCTGTATATCACAACAGGTACAGGTGCGGGACAGCTACGCAGAATCATAGACTATGTCGCGACTACAAGAACGCTTGTGGTGAATGCTTCATTCCAGACACTTCCTGATACAGATTCGAGGATTATCATTTCTCCTACAGTTACTATTATTGGTGACGGGCAAGGCGCTCAAGCATATTCAAAATTGAATACTGTCACTGGCGGGATCTCTGAACTCTCGATGATCAACGTTGGTTCTGGATATACAGCAGCTAAAGCATTAATCACAGCAAACACGCTACACGGGTCTGGTGCAACAGCGAATGTTATCATTTCCCCAGCAGGCGGTCACGGCTCTGATCCTGTGAGGGAGCTTGGTGCTGATAAGATTTGTTTGAATGTCCAATTCCAAGGAAGTGAAGGTGTTTCTGCTACAGGCGCTGGATACGTTCCATCAAACACTTCATTCAGAACCATCAGCCTCCTACAAGATCCTATATTGAAAGTTGACGCTGAAAACGTGGCTATGTCAGAGAGTGTGGCAAACACAAGTAATAGTCCTGCGACACTACGTCTAGCAACACGAGCATCAATATCATATATTAGCGTGGATAATGATGTACCGCAAAATCCTGTAGTTGCTGGCGACACAATAACAAATGAGAGAAATAGAGCAAGAGCTTCTCTCGGAACATTAGAGTTTGTTACTGAGTTGAATGAAATTCAGAGAGAGACAGATTCAATGGCGAATGCGCTGTTAGGCGCGAATGCGGCTATCGCATTTATTCGTGACGATGAGACTAAAAGTGATACATCGTTCTATACTGCTTACCTAAATAGGGTGCAGTCTTATGGCGATTACATCCCGTTCACTAAAGATGATGTTATTTTGAAAGCGGGCAGTACCACCCCAATCGCGACAGTTGAAGACATTCAAGGACCAGAAGCTAACACCTTTTCTGGTGAAGTTATATATACAGAGAATATATCTACTGTTGATAGATCTCCAGATCAAACAGAAGACATCAAAATCATACTAGATTTCTAAGGGTAATATAAATGACAATCGAAACAAACCTAAACCAGAGTCCTTTTTTCGATGACTTCGATGAGACTAAGAATTTTCATCGTGTGTTGTTTAGACCTGGATATGCAGTTCAGGCGAGAGAGCTGACACAAATCCAATCTATCCTTCAAAATCAAATAGAACGGTTTGGTGTTGATGTGTACAAGGACGGATCAGTAATTGATGGGTGTAATGCTCAAGCTCAAGTCTGGTCATATGTAAAATTGAAGGATAAGAATGCTGCTAATGCGATTATTGTCCTTACACAATTTTTCGATGATGCTGGTATTATTGAAAATGTGATTGTTAGTGGTGCCACATCAGGTGTTACCGCAAGATTGCTTGACGCTGTTGACGGTTCTGAAACTGCAGCGCCTAATTACCTGTCGGTTTTCGTATCATACACGAATTCAGGAACAGATGGCGCAACAAAGACTTTTGCTGACAATGAAGAGTTAACATTCACCCGCATTTCTGATAGCGCTGTTGTTGCGACCACCACCACTATTGCTTCGGCTGCGACTGGCTCTGGTACTGGCGCACACGTTAGTGCTGGTACAGTTTTCCACAAAGGCAACTTCATCAAGGTGAGCGAGCAGGCGAAAGTCGCAAGCAAATATGAATCACTCCCAAGCATACGTGTTGGTCTAGAGACAAAAGAATTCATCATCGATTCATTCCAAGATTCTTCGCTTCTCGATAATGCGTCAGGATCTACGAATTTCTCTGCTCCTGGAGCGTCAAGATTAAAGCTGACTCCAACAATCACTACACGCCCATTAGTAGATACAGGCGTGACAGAAACAACTGGATTTATTCCGCTATTTGATATTCAAGAAGGGCGTGTTATACGCAACTACACCGATGGCCAATTCTCTGGGATAGCTGATGAACTTGCCAAAAGAACATATGAAGAATCTGGTGATTATTCTATCGAACCATTCGTCCTGACTGTAGACGAGCATTTAAATGATGGTGTCACAGGCGGCACATATCTTTCTACTGAGGCTGATAACGAAGCTGGTCTTACAGAACAAGGTGATGCATCAAAATTAGTTGTTGAGGTTGATCCATCTGTAGGTTATGTTCAAGGTTACAGAATAGAAACAACTGATAAAATCAGACAAAGCATATCAAAAGCAAATACGTTTGCTAGACGTGAAAATGTTGTTGTTGGACAAGGTATTGGTAACTACCTCATATGTGATGAGGTTATGGGCATCTGGAACTTCACAGACCTACAAGAAGTGAAATTCTACGCATCACCTCAAAATGTTATCAGTACTCTTGCGTTTAATGACCACTCTGTTGCTGGCACTTTAATCGGTTCGGCTAAGATTCGCGGAATGCAATGGCATGAGGGGCAATCAGGAACATCAGCTGGCAAGTTTAGAATATATATCACCGACATTCAAATGGTGGCTGACAAAGCATTCAAAGATGTCCGATCATTATATGTTGTTGACTCGCTGGCTTCAGGAAGCCACTCATTTGCTGACGTTGTTCTTGAGCTGGACGGTAATGCTAAGGTTCAAGATGCATCTTTTGCCAAACTAGTATTTCCTATTCAGAGTAAAGGTGTTAAGACTCTTGTTCAAGCAGAAACGCAATATGTAACTCGAAAAGAAGCAGACGGTAACGTAGCGCAGAATGGTAACGTTACAATAACTCGCCCAACCGCAGCTACTGGCGGCACAGACACAATGAATGACACAGGCGCTTTGACAGCTCCAGACGAAAGAAATGTCATAGTTGTAGCCAAAGAAACAGCGACAGTTACCTTATCAGGAACTATCACCGCAGGATCTATCAGCGGCGGCACAGGCACTCTAACAGGTACTAATACTGCATTCGATACCGAACTAACTGTAGGCGACTTCTTTACATGCGCATCTGGTGTTACAACTACACTAAGGGTCACGGCAGTCAACAGCGCCACCTCAATTACGGTCGCTGGTGGTAATGGTACTCCAAGTGGTGTCATCACCCAACAGTTCCCTGCTGGTCATATTTTCGACACACAGTTTAAAGGTACAATTACTGGCGGATCTACTTCTCACGCAATTGATCTACAGCGAACGTTTGTGTCAGCTTTCGATGTCCAAGTATACTTTGATGTCTTGCGTTCTGCAGCAGCACCTGAAAGCAAAGAAGTACATAAGAGCAAGTATATCAAAATTAATACAACTTCTCATGGTGCAGGGGCAAATGGTCCATGGGATCTTGGTGTCTCTGATGCATGGAAACTTGAATCTGTGTTGATGGGCGACACTAGTGTTAATCTCACTAACGGTGTTGAATCCCTCCAATACTTTGAGCTGGATGACGGTCAACGCGACGGCTTTTATGGCGGTTCAAGATTAGTCAAGAAATCAACAGCTACCTCGGGTGCACTTAATACGACCGACAAAGGAATTCTTGCTAAGTTCAGCTGGTTCTCTAGAGATACCTCTGGCGGTATTGGCTTCACCACAGTCGACTCATATCCAGTAGATGATGCTGACGCAGCAAACGCATCGAAGATCGCCACACCAGAAATTCCATTGTTTGTATCTTCAGATGGTACTGAATATGATCTGAGAGACAGCGTCGATTTCCGTCCAGCACAAGCCAATACGTGTGAGCCAAAAGCAGATCTAACTGGAATTAAGACCAACCCAGTAGCACCAACTGTGTTTGCTGTTCACGGGACACATGGCGTATACCCGCCAACTCCAGACCAAAACTTCCAAGCTGACGTTGACGTTTATCTCCCACGCATAGATATTGTGGCTCTTCGTCCGAATGGTCTGTTTGATATTAAAACTGGTATTCCCGATGAGGCTCCTGTAGCGCCGACAGCTGACCCACAGGCTATGCTATTGGGGACAATAACCATTCCTGGATACCCATCACTTTCTCCAGAAGCGGCAACATATTATGGTCGTTACGATTATCAAGTGAACCTTGAACGAGAAAATAATCGAAGATATACTATGGAAGATCTTCGTGAGATGGACGGTGATCTAGAAAAAACAAAAGAACAAGTTGAAATTAACAAACTTGATATTGAAGCACTAAAAATATCAGTATTGCGGGTTGATGATGCAGTGAACGCTGTTGAGCCACCTAAAGAAGTTGTTATTGTTAATCCAAAACCAGTCGAAAGATATTACAACACCTTGCGTTCTGGCGATTTTATCTCGGAAAGTTCACCTATTCGACCGATTCCGAAGATGAAAGATATTGACTTGGAGGTTAGGGATGGTTCTTTGTCCAATGTCCGTCAAGGAAGTATATTCAAAAGACTCTTCAGACAAAACTTCCATAAGTCTATGTTGTCTCAAGTATTCGGCACAAAGCGTTTGCCGATTATCGAAAAGACAACTACACCCATTCGAGTGTTCAATGGCAGAATGACCTTGTCTCATAGTATATGCCATATCACACAAACCCCATCTAGCGTGAATAACAACACATTGACGAGGATGTTGAGTGATTATAAAAAAGCTGGCATTGATTACACTGGGCTGGCTGAGTTTTCAGACCTTTCAGGCATCAGCCGATCACGTTCTGCTAACGACTATGTGATAG